CAGATCCTTGAAGCATTAAAGAAACAAGCAAAAGCAGGGAATGTAAAAGCATCACAACTCTTACTTGATAGAGGATGGGGAAAGGTTAAAGAACAAATTGATATAACCACCAACGAGGAATCAATAAATAAACCTTCAATACAAATTGAAATCATAACAACAAACAAAGATGGCAGAAGAGAAGATTAAACTTGAATTAGGATTTTTGGAATATAGATTTTTATACACCCTATTATCAAAGAAGGTTGAAGAGCTAAAAGCACAAGAACAAACACCAGCTATCAAAGAAGAGTATACAATAATCAACAGAGTCAAAGAAAGGCTTTGGAAAAAAATGGATGACTAATATGAATACAAGCCCTAACATGGAGAGATGCGATCTACCCGTATTAAAAGAAATGGTGGAACAATATAAATTGGAAGGTGAGGTTATTGAGTTTGGAACATTCACTTGTGAGTCAGCATTATTCTTGGCATCACAATTCCCTGATAGAACAGTATGGACCATAGATCACTTCAAAGGATTGGAGAAGACATCAAAGTCATTACCATCAAGTAGTGATTGGAACGAGGGAGCATTTGCTCTTGGTCATCCTGACTATCAAGCAGGACATATTCCAAATAACATTGAGGAAGCAAAAGAGAAGTTATCAAAAAGGGATAATATCAAATTGATCCTATCAGATGTTCATGATCTAACAATCCCCAATGATTATGGTATTGGAAAGATTGCATTGGCAAATATTGATGTTGATATCTATGAACCAACAGTATCCTCATTGGAGTTCTTAACCAAGTGTGAATGGACAGAAGTGTTTATTAGATTTGATGACTGGCATGGTAATGAAGTTGAGTATGATGAACACGAAAGACTGGCATTCATTGAATGGATTGAGAAGTATAAATACCAATATGAAATAACTCACGGAGGTTATATTGGTGGAGCATTTGTAAAACGATAATATGGTCAATATATTAACTGGTGATTGTTTTGAATTAATTAAAGAAATACCTGATAATTCAATAGACCTCATTATCACATCCCCACCTTATGCTGACATAGTAAATTATGGTAAGAATATATCCATACAGAAACCTCAAGATTATTGTGATTGGTTATTACCCCTTTTTAACGAGATACAGAGGGTCTTAAAGCCGAGTGGTAGTTTCATATTAAACATCAACGATACTTGTAAAAATGGGTATAGAAATCCCTTCATCTACGAACTAATCTATCGTTCACAAAAAGAAACCAAATTAAAGTTCTACGACACTTATATTTGGCACAAGATGAACGGAATACCAAATGGTAGCCCGAAAAGATTCAGGAACACCACAGAGTTCATATTCCATTTTGTTAAAGATCAAAAGAACCTGAAGTTTTATATGGATAGAGTTTTAAAAGAGCAATCTGAAGAAACAAAAAAAAGAAGAAAATATGTTTGGAATATCAAAGATCACGGCAATATAATTGATGGTCAAAGAGGTAATAAAAAGGAATATAATGCTGAAAGATTACCTGACAAAGTTAGACCAGATAATGTAGTTAGATTTCATACAGCAGGATATGCCAGAGATAATACAATCAAACACCCAGCACCATTTTACAAAGACCTACCAAAGTATTATATCAACTTACTCACAGATGATGGGGATACAATCCTTGACCCATTTGGTGGTATTATGACCACAGGTTTAGCTTGTAATGAAATAGGTAATAGAAACTTTATTGGTATGGAACTAAACGAGAAATACGCAGAGTTCGGTAAGAAAAGAATATCAGGTGAGGAATTAGAAACTTATAGAGTAGTCCAATACGACCTTGATGGCAACTACATAGCAGATTACAAAAATAGATTAGAAGCATCAAAAGCAACAGGAGTTCAGGATGGGGATATAATGAGGACATACAACAGAACAAAGTTTGATAGTCGTGGTGGGTTCATTTGGAAACTTCAACCAGAGTATGTAATAAATCAATACGATGAAAAAGGGGACATTATTAAATCATTCAATACCCCACTTGAAATAGAAAAACATTTTGATAAACCTTGTGTAAATAACATAAAAAATATCCTTCGTGGTTTCAAAAGAAATTTCACACTATTTGGATATGAATGGAAATTAGAAAAGAATAAATATGGGTAAGAAAGCCAAAGAACATAGAAAGAAAGTAAAAGCCAGAAACGAAAGAATAAAAGGTGAACAGAAAAGAATCACCGCAGAGTTTAACCGACTACTAAAAGAATCATACGAAAAGCAACAACTTGAAAATCCAAACAACACGAGTATTTCAGGACCTTATAACAACGGATAAAAGAATCTGTTGTTTTCAAGGATCAAGTAGAGCATCAAAGACATACAACATCTTGATCTATTGGGTATATGTTTTATTACAAGAAGAAAACAAAGTATTATCCATTGTAAGAAAAACATTACCGGCACTTAAAGGTTCGGTCCTTAGAGATCTAAAACAGATCCTCCTTGATTTTGGTGTATACGATGCAGACAAGTGGCACTCTGTTGATGGGTATTTTGAGTTGGGGACAAACATGATTGAATGGTTTAGCGTTGATGATGAGACAAAGTTAAGAGGTAGAAAGAGAGATTACTTATTCATCAATGAAGCAACAGAAGTATCTTATGATGAGTATATTCAATTATCATTAAGAACATCAGGTAGAATCATATTGGACTTTAACCCCTCGTTATGGAAGTCATGGATATATGATTTGGAGAATGAACCTGATGTGTTCTATACGATCGTAACATATAAAGACAATCCCTTCTTGGAACAATCACTTATTGATGAGATTGAAAAGTTAAAGTATAGAGATGCTGCAATATGGAAAGTATTTGGTGAGGGACAGAGGGGAACACCCACAAGAGTTGTATTTAATCATCAACAATATTATTCTGAACTACCACCATCAGCAAAGTTATTAGGTTATGGAGTGGATATAGGATACAATGATCCCAATACATTGGTAGCTGTTTATAAGGACGGAGATTCCATTTATTGTAAGGAATTATTGTATCTGAGGAATACTACCATCTCTGACTTTATCTACAAAATTAAGGACCTTAAAATCAATTTAACAGATGATTTCATTGTTGACTCAGCAGCACCCCAAGCCATATCAGAAATGTCCCGATCAGGTATCAATGCAAAACCAGTAAAGAAGGATACCATACTCTCAGGAATAGATCAGATAAAGAGATCTAACTTCTTCATTGATGCTCACTCAAAGAATTTAATGGATGAAGTTAACTCGTATGTTTGGAAGATAGATAAGAACGGAAATATCTTGGATGAACCTGAGGATAAAAATAATCACCTATTGGATGCGATTAGATATGTTTTACAGATGAAGATGATGAGGAACACCGGTGTTTATGTAATGTAAAATGGACAAACAAATAAAAATATATTTATAATTAGAACTATGAAAAACAAAATAGAATTGGACGGAAAGAGTTACGAAGTTAAAGAACCAACAATTACAGATTGGTCTAATGTGATGAGATATAAGGACATTCTTGACGAAGAAGAAATGTATTACAAGATACTTGAAGAGTTCACTGGTATGTCTCGTGATGAGATCTTATCACACAATGCCGCAGATATTATTAGAGTTGGAGATGCTGTCCAACAAATAATGTTACACGAGAACAAGAAATTAAATAGTTCAATCAAACACAAAGATAAAACATACTTATTGGTAGATGTTAACAGAATATCTTTCGGTCAGTTTGTTGATATTGATACCTTCCTAAGAAAAGATGAGAAGTATAGAGTATTAAATCTGAATGAACTCGCAGCATACTTGTATTGTGAAGAGGGTGTAGAATATGGAGTGTCAGATTTCAAAGCTCGTATTGAAGCATTTAAAGATTTGCCGGTGAAGCATGTAGAGTCAGCACTTTTTTTTTTAGCGAATTTAGCCGAGGCGTCGCAAAATCTTACCCAGCTTTATTCCAAGAGCAGGTTGTTATGGAGGATCATGAAGATAAGAATAGCTTTAATGATCATTGGGGATGGTATCACGCAATTAGTTCACTCGCAGAAAACAAAGTTTGGCAGATTGATAATGTGGTTAATCTCACCCTTATTGGGGCTCTCAATCATCTCAGTTACCTTGTGGACCTCAATAAAGAAAAAGAGAAACAAATAAAAAAGCAGCAACAACAATCCAAGCGTAGATGAGTTTAATTACATCAGGTTTAACCATACAGGTTGATTTTACAAATCAATCATCACTTATAATTGGAGGAGGATCGGGTGTTGCTGTTCTAAGAGCAACCAACTTAGCCAATCCATCATTATTCTTCTCAGGTGTAACAGGAGGTCTATCGCAATACGATTATACAGGATTCCAAAATCCAACAACATTACAATTCTCAGGGGTCAATACATCGTCGTCAGGAATAGCAGTTGGAACAGGAACAACATATGGTCTTACAAACAAATTAGGTGATTACGGAACATACCGAGATTATACAACATGGTTCATGTTCAATAATACAGGTGGAACTACTGATCCATTTCTAAATTCTGATTCAGTAAATGGAACTTATGTAAACTATTTGGGACAAGTTCCTTCTTATAATAGATGGTTTCAAATAGATAATACCAGTCCAACAGGTGGAACAAACAATGTAAGAACATATACATTCTATTCTGACAACACATCAGTTAGTCCTGAACCATTTGCAGCTCCTTATGTAAATCAATGGGTTGTTGCATCAACAAGAGTATATCAAGTTGGAACAAGTGCCTTTACTGAATTATGGATCAGTGGAACAATGGTTAGTCAGACAGTTCAAACACAAACACTCAAGACAGTTACAAACCCAATCTTCTGGTTATTAGGTAGAGATATTGGAAAGAAGTTTACAGAGATGTTAGTGTATGATCGTAAGTTATCTGACACAGAAATGTCTGACAACTACAATTACTTCTTAGGAAAGTATTTTGGTATTACACCAGTAACTCCCACCCCCACAGCAACACCTACAACAACACCCACAGTCACACCAACAACTACAATCACTCCAACAGTAACTCCAACCAATACCGCCACACCATCAACAACACCATCAAACACACCAACGCCAAGTATTACCCCATCGGTATCAGCATCAGGTGTCCCACAACTTAGTATTAATTTCAAGACAATTGCTGATGACTTCTTAAACATGTCAAATTATCACAAACAGATCAATTCATTTGGTTTGGGTAATATTGATGGGATAAGTTATTTAACAACCTCAAGAGACAAAGAAGAAAACCCACATTCACA